AATTGGGGCGCACGCACACCCTTCGACTCCACTCTCCCCGCACTCACCCTCGCCCCAACCTGCCCCGGCAAGCTCAAGGGCGTGCAGGAGTGGAAGAAGGTGGCGAGTGCGAAGGAGATAGGAAAATACTGATGGACGCCCAAGACCGCATCACCCTCGGCTGGCAAGTCTGGCTGACTCCGAGGCAGACGCGGATCATCAGCGATGCACTGACGGGGTACGAGAGCGAGGACGAGGCGGAGCATGTGGGCAAGCTGGTGGAGTGGTTTGGGACTGAGGCTGAGACGCAACGCAAACGAGCGGAGTGACGATGGAATTGACCGGACTCGAAATCATCATGGGCGGCGCGATATTGAGCGGCGTTGTTGGCCTCGGCACATGGATCATTTCGTCGGCCAGATTCCAGAGCCGCACGGCCTGTGATGAGCGCCACGCCGGAGTCTGCCGGGACATCTGCGCGATCAAGGAAAAGCAGTCCGTAGATACCGGCATCATCATGCGAATGCTCCGGAGTCTCATAGTCCATTCCGACATCCCCGAGGCCGAGAAAGAGCGAATTTTGAACGATAGGGGCGCGAAGTGAACATCGAACTCTTCGAGCGCGAGCTGATCAGGGACGAAGGCTGGTCGAGCAAGGTCTATAAATGCACTGGCTCAGACCTGCACAAGAAAGACCCTGGTGAGGCGTTGACCATCGGCGTCGGTCATAAGCTCCTACCCCATGAAATGCACCTCAAGGAGGTGGATAGCGATTGGATATGGGCCACTCTGCGGCAGGATGCAATGCTGGCGATTCGTGGGTGCGAGATGATTTTCGGACGCGGACGCTTTGAGCGCATGGCGGAAGTCAGGCAACGAGCACTGGCGAACATGTGTTTCCAGCTTGGGGCAACGCGCCTTTCGGGATTCAAGCGGATGATCCGCGCAATTTTCGAGGACGATTGGCAGCAAGCCTACGTCGAGGCACTTGATAGCAAGTGGGCCGCGCAGACCCCGGCCAGAGCGCGAATGGTGGCTGAGATGATCAGGACTGGCATGGAGCGCAAGGAGTCGAAGGGATGAAATTTGAGCAAGACTTTATCGCAGACATCCACGCAGGTATGTGGACGAGCCTCAAATTTCTGGCCCTCCTCGCGGTGCTGATTCTCTTCGCCATTTTGGCCGCAGCCTGCTCCACTCACACAATCAGCATCACGCCCGGGTGCGTCAACGCGACCTCAACCGCCCTGCTCTACTGCCCCGAGGCGACTGTGATCCGCGTGCAGGACGGCAACCGCACCGTAGACGTGCTGGGCGAGGCGTCGGGTGTTGGGCCGGTTCTGGAGAGCCTTGGAAATAACGCGGCGGAGGTGATGCGATGACACCAGTCTGCTTTTACAACTTCGAGGACTGGGGCGTGCGGCTCCTTTGCCCGATCTCCATGGCCGCCATGCGCATGGATGACATCATGCTCCAGTCCAACGGCTGCGGGCGTGAGGGACTGGAAGAGTGGCTTATACCGGACACGATCTGGGGCCTTGATATCTCCCCTGTCTGCCGGGTGCATGACATCATGTACCAGCAGGCCCAGGAGCGGGCAAGGCGGCACAAGGATCAGGCGAGGCTGACCGCAGAGGAACAGTTTGCAGATGGCGTCATGTCCTGCAACCTAGTCCAGCTCATCCAACAACGGACCAGCAATTCCATCTTGCGCTGGCTCCGGCTGCGCAGGGCGCACAAGTACACCGACGCCGTGAGCATGGCCGACATTCTGTCCGTGCTGCCAGAAGAGACGCTGGTGGCCATGGGCTACGACACGGCAACCGCAGCCATGGGGGACATGATATGTTGACAGATACAAACTGTAAGTGGCTGTTCCGAGGCGTGGTCATCGTGTGCCTGACGGCGATCATCGTCACGGCCCTGGTGACAAAGACTCCTGTCGGAGAGCTGATGGACTACATCAAGGTGTACGCCACCACGCTGATCGGTGGATAAATTTCAGGCGTTGCGCAACGTCAACCACCGTGCCCGTGCGGAGGTGATCAAAAATCTATCAATCTCCTGGCTCCACGAAATTGATCCTTGTTTACCGGGCGCGGGGTTTATTTTTCAGTTGTCAAATATCTTTTGACAACTCGCATTTCTCCCCATGCAGGAGAGCTACCCGACGCCAGCCGGGGTCTGGGTAAAGGCCCCAGCAATTTAGGAGGCACATGCACCGACGACGAAAGCGACTTGCCAGGAAACTCGGATACAATTCTTGCAAGGTCGGCGCGATCATGTGCCAGGAAAAGAGAAACTGCAAAAAGAAATACCGGAGCGGAGTGGTCCGGCCAGAGGTTGAAGAATGAGTATCGCCGACGATGTCCGTAGCATGATTATCCAGATGGGCACACTGGTCACGTGGTCAACGCAGGCCGAACCCTGGAACGCGGTTGCGGATGTCCCCGCCCTCATCACCGACCAGCCCGAAGGCAAAACCGACGTGTCCGGCCGCAACCAGCGAGTGGCCCAGATCCGGGTCAGCAAAGCAGACGTCCCCTCGATCACATACCGCGACACGTTCACCGAGAGCGACGGTACGGTGTGGACCGTGATCGACGTCAACAGGCTGATCAATGACAGATCGGCAGGAACGTGGAGGGTCATGGTTGAGACTGGCGTGAGGGGGTCGTTCTGATGGCCGAGACTATCACGACTAGCACCGGCAGGCGCTACCCATTCCTCGACGGCGGGCCGCAAGGCGCTGCTGTCCGCATGTCCATCGACGACGGTGGCGGTCGCTACTTGCGCCACCTGGCCGAGACATTTCCGCGCGAGTTTACAAGGGCGCTCAAAAGCGCCGGGTGGGCGCTGCGCAAGGACCTACAGGGCGACATCTACAAAGGCGGTCCCGGCGAGGCGCGATGGTCCCCTCTCTCTGGCCCGCACGCTGGTCGCGTTTTCGATGACGCCAAGGGCATGCCGCGCATCCCGCGCACGCATCCCATGGGCCAGCTCGTCCGCGCCATTGGCTACAAATACGACGCGGGGCGCGAACAGGTCCGCGTCGGCTGGCTCTCGCACAGTGCCGCAAAGCGTGGCGCGGAGCTCCAGCGCGGGTTCAAGACGCGAGTCACCAAGAAGATGCGCCGCTTTTTCTGGGCCATCGGCGTTCCGTTGGCCAAGGGAACGACCATGGTCGAGACCCCAGGCCGCGACCTGTTCGACACGGTCATGCGCCACCGCGAGCGGGCCATCCAAAAGTACATCGAAAACAAGGTGCATGACAGCGTGCGTAAAAGCGGGAGGTTTGCATGGGCGGCATAAGCCTGATGGACATCGTGGACAAGATCGTGACCGTGCTTGCCGCAGACGCAGCGCTCATCGCGTGGGCCGACGAAAAATACGCCACGACCCTGACCATCCTTGTCGGCATGGACGAGCGCAACAGGCCAGGGCCGGAGTCGTGCCCGCTGATTTTGATCAGGCCGGACAGGCAGGACCTGGGGCAAAGCATCGGAGAGTCGAGCCATCGCGTCCAGATAGACTGGGCTGTTTTCGACGACACCGTGACAACGTCCGGGACGGTCACCGAGTATACGGGTGTGCGCAGGGTCGACGAAATGGGCCGCCTGATCTGGACAGCCTTGTGCTCCGGGATCAGCCCGCAAGTGGCCATGGATCAATCCGAATATGTTCTGGAAACAGTGGAAAAATTTCCCATGCTGCTGGGTGGCATGGACATCACAATCAACGTGCCCCAGATCATCGGGGCGGACATAACCCTCTAGGAGGTGCCCCATGGCACAAGCGCGCGGCTACAAAGGACAAGTAGTTCTCGATTTCGAAACTGCCTTCGGCGTCGATCCGGCATCCGTCAACGGGCGAGGCATGCCCATCAACTCGTGGGACGTCAAAGCGTCCAGAAACCTCAACACGGCCCAGACACTCACGGGCACCCGTAATCCTGTCCAGCCTTTCCAGGGAAACGTCAGTGTGGCCGGGCAGGCGGTTGTGCCCTTGGACCTCATTGCCTTTGGTTGGTGGCTACGGGGCATGTTCGGCGCGCCCGTGACCACTGGGACAGGGCCGTACACGCACGTTTACAAAATCGGCGACACGCAGCCGAGCATGGTCGCCGAAAAGAAATTCGATTTCGCGACCTCTCAATCCTACGTCAAACAGAACGGCATCAAGATTTCGTCGCTGGGCCTCAACTTCGGCGGCGATGGCGAGCTGGTCGCAAACCTCGGCATTGTCGGGGCCAAGGAAGCCGCCCCGTCGGCCACGCCCTATGACGAGACTGTCACGGCCGTTAGCCTAAACCGCGTCAACAACTTCCAGGCCGCTATCCTCGAAGGGGGCGCAAGCATCGCGACCGTCACCGATCTGGCCATGAACCTGGAATTCGGACTCGATACCGGAAACTACGTCATCGGCGGCGGCGGGCAGTTGGGCGACATCCCCGAAGGCATCATCGGCGTGTCGGGAACCCTGACCGCCC